GCTCTAATAGATTCTCGTTCATCTGCCTCTACTCCTCCGTGAACAAAAAACACTTTTCTATTTTGTGCTTTTTCTTCGATTAACTCTTTAAGAATCTCACCGTGTTTTTCAACGTATTGAAATAAGCATAAAGAATTGCCTTGTAAAGAAAGACAAAGATTCCTTATATATTTATTTCTTTTTGTATTTGAAACCAAATAATCCATTTCTTCTTGGTATGTTTTATCTTTGAGAAAATGTTTTGCATTTTTATCATGTTCTAATATTAAACAGAATATTTTTAATTGGGCTAATTGTTTGTTTTCTTGCAATTCACTTGTAGATACAACTTTATTTACAACACCAAATAGTCCTTCTAATACAAGTTTATGTGTTTTAGTACCATCTAAAGTACCTGTAAGACCAACTCTATATTTACATTTTTCTAATTTGTTCATTATCTTACTTAATGAAACTGCCTTAAATAGGTGTGCTTCATCACCAATTATCATACCAAATTGTGAAAACCATTTTTTAGGTAGATTATAAATTGATTGCCAAGTGGATATTATAACTCTTTTATTTGTTTCTTTATCGTGGCCTTGATATATTCTATGTACATTACGATCACTATTATAACCATAATCTTTAAAATCTTTAAACAACTGTTCTACTAATGATGTTGTTGGTACAATAATTAAAATTTTATTTTTTTTATCCTCTTTTAGTCTAATCAAATTATAAATTAACATTAAATATATAATAAGTGATTTACCAGAGGCAGTAGGAGATAATAATAAACATCTATGTTTTTTAATAGAATGTTTAAATGCTTCTATTTGATAATCTCTAATTTCTATTTTAGGTATTTTAAGTGCTTTTAAAAACTTACTTAACTCTTCATCATTTATTTTTAAATCTTTTATCTTTGTACCATCAACAACTTGTACATTATTTTTATTACACCAATCTAATATATAAGGATATAGACCAGCATATATCTGGCCGTTTGCATACGAGAATAATCTTATTTTGCCGTCCCAAACTCTATTACGAAATTGTGGCATGAATTTAAAACCTGGAACTTCAAAAGTAAAAAATTCACTTAACTCTCTACGAATATCAGCATCAGCTTCTATCTTTAGATAAACTTCATCTTTTTTATCTATAATAATGTAACGAGTATTTGTCATAATGAAATAACAATGGTATAATTACCAATCTCTAGGAATACCTAATATAGGTCTACCATCAAATTTAATATCATATTGTCCACCACTTTCATTATAATGCATAAAAACTTGTGCGTGATCTTTGCCTTTAAAAGGTTCTCTCCAATGTTCACATTCACAACCTCTATAAATTATTAAATCTCCAGGTTTTAAATGTACAGCTTTTCCTTGTGTTCCTTTTTCTCCTGTTTTAGGACCTACAAACATTGGCCAATCATAATAATCTGGCATATTTGTGGTATCTGATCCTAGATAAAGTGTTGTTGAAATTTCACAACTAGGTCTATCTATGTGTCTAACTAATTCAGAATTAGTTGTATATAATCTATGATATGTATAAGTAGGTGTTAATTTTTTACCAGTAAATGCTTCAATTTTATTTGTTCCCATTAATAGTAAAGTATCGAATATAGGATCACCATATCTACTATAATCACCAGGTGCTTGAGTATCATTAAATAATCCGTGCCAAGCAGGATTATAGGTATTAGGATAATTTGTTTCTAAATATTTTGCTCTTGTGGCTGATATTTTTACATGGTTATATAATATACTTGCCCACTCTTCGCTTATAAATTCTTCAAGTTTTAAATATCCTAGTTCTTCAAAAGTTTTAATAGCTTCTATATTCATATTATTTAAAAGGCCTTCCTAAACACCACATTACTAAAGAATATCTTGTGCCAGTTGTTACAGGTGTAACTTGATGTGGAATAAATGATGGAAATACACATATAGAACCTTTAGGTTTTATTTCTTCACAAGTGTGATATCTTTTATGTCTTGCATGTGGTCCAAAATCAAATTGTAGTAAACCGCCTTCATAACTTTCTGCACCATTTAAATTTAATGTCATACTAAGTTTTCTAACTTTACCATCCATATTTTGTATAGGTGTTTGTTGTTTATCTTTTTTATTAATTTTATCTTGCGGAACATATCTATATTTTCCAAAATGATCTGACATACCATCCATATGCCAACTATAAAATCCTTTTTCTTCACCAGTACCTCTATATATTGTAAATTGCATTGGTTCAGCATAGTCAACATCAAAAAACCAACCTGCTTGTTTATTAGCGTCATTTATATATTCCCAAGCTCTTTTAAAAATCCATTCCTGACTTAACCATGTTACTTCACTATCTCTTACATATACATGTTTTTCATAATCAACACCATATTTTTCTATTAACTCTTCATTAGTTTTACTTCCTTTTGCTTCTTTACCACCAGATTCACCACCTTTATGTGAATTGCCAAAAACATCAGCTGATACTTTTTTACCAGACTGTTTTTCTTTTTCTATTTGAGATTTTCCTATTTCTAAAATGCGATCACATTCTTCATTTGTGAACGCTTTACTGTACCAAAAATAACTGTGTGTTAGTTGCATTATTATATTGCTCCACTCGTAAACTTTCTCCAATCAATTGCGTTTTTGATTGTAAATGTTCTATTATTTATTACTCTTATAGTTCTATCTAAAAAATCTATTAGTGTTTCTAAATATTTAACTTTTTGTGATAACTTTTGTATATCTTCATCAGCTTCAATATATTTGTCAACGTCTTGTTTTAAAATTTTTAGATTAAAAGGTTTTTGTTGATAGATTTGGGGGTCTGACTTACCTGTATAATATTCCCATTTGTCTTTTTTAATTACTCTTAATTCATCTTCCGTTCTAGTTAAAAGTAATTTAAATTTTGTTAAATATTTTAAATATTTGTTATGTAGTTGAGGTGTTTTTAATGATTCTAAATCAAGTTCTACATCATTAATTTTTAAGTCTTTATCAGCTAATTCTTGCAATTCTTCAAGTGTCATAATAACTCCATTATATCACAAAATCAAAAAAAAGTAAAGCTTTTTATGAATTTGTTATTGTTGTACTTCTACTATTTACTGTAGCAAAGTCGTATATTTTATATTGAAAAGTAACACTAGCTGTTAGATAATCAATATCTGTAGGTTGTTGGTTGTAATCTAATCCTGACAATGAAATAGGAAATATACTTTTAAATCTAACTTCAGTTATAGGATTATTTTTACTACTTAGAATAGTTAATGTAGCATCCGAAAACGTACCTCCTTGAGAAGGAGTTCCATATTTAGTTCTTCCAGCATCACCCATTACTTCTCCTGTTGAAGTAGGAAATCTATCTGCACCAGAGTTTAATAAATCTTTAAATTCGGTATGGCCACCTGCAAATCCTAATCCTCTTAACCAACCGTGTATCTCTTGGTAGTTCTCTAAATTTTCATCTACTAAAAATGTTATAACCAAATCAGAATAAGATATTTTATCTCCAGGATATGGTATATCTTTAAAGGGTGTTGCTTGTTTATCTGAACCTAATGAAATTGCTGGTATATTTGCAGCTGTACAAAAATATTCTACCTTTGGTAGTTTAAATATACTAAATTTAAACTTTGTACGATCAGCATAATCCTGTTTAGTTGGTTGTCTGTTATATGCGTTTATAGTTGTCATAATACTATTTATATACTATTTAGGAAGTGTTCCTGACTCACCTAGTTTCTCTAATGCTTTAATAACTGTGTTTATGTTTTCTGATTTTTTACAAGGTTTTTCTTTAGTAGATTCTTGCAATTCTTCACACACAGGTATTGTTTTGTTATCTATTGGTTTAACTTGTTCTTGTTCACAAGCAAATAGTTTTTTAGAACCTAATATTGTTAATAAAATAATAGCTACAATTGCAAATAGATAAAGGTATTGAATTAATAAATTTCTCATATGTATATTTAGCGTATAAAAAAAGGGCGACTTTTGAGGGTCGCCCTTTTAAATGTTTGGTAATAACTACCAACAGATTACATCAAGTTAGAAACTTTAACTCTTCTGTAGTATCTGTTTGAGTTAGCAGAACCAGAACCATTGATTACAGCTGCATCGCCAGAACCTGCTTCAGCAAATGGGTTTGCTTGTAAGCCGTATCTAGTTTTGAAACCGATCTTAGGTTGGAAAGTGTCCTGACCAACTGCTCTAACCATTTGTAATGGTACGTAAGGGCAGTAGAATATACCAGCGTCATAAGGTGAAGTACCTTTGTAACCAACAACAAAGTATTGTGAAGCTGTGTTGTTTGCTGAGTACGGATCAATGTACACTTTAAATCTGCCGTTTAATACACCAGCAAAAGTATTGCCTGTGTCGTCAACGTTTAGATTATTGTTTAACGCAGGAGCGTAATCTAAAACACCAGCCATTTGTAAAGCAGACGCAACGTCAGCTGAACAGATGATGATATTTCCTTTACCTCTACGAGTTCTTTGAGCGATAGCGTTAGCTTCTCTCTCTACTTGGAACATAAGACCTTTAAATCTTTCAACTGACCATCTTCCGTTAGAGTCTGTGTCTAAATCGAAAATACCTTCAGTTGTAGTGTTTACAGTTCCTGTGTTAGCAGAAGCACCTTTTTCAGCGTTAGAGTAAATAGTTCTAACTACTTCTCTATTGATCTCCGCAAGGATTTCAGCAGATAGAATATTTGCTAATTCTGTTTCTGCGTCTAAACCGTGGATCGCTTTAAGGTCTTGTGCTAATTCCATAGTGTATTCTGCTTTTAGCGCTCTGCTTTTTGCAGTAACAGTTGATTTCTCAATTGAGAAAGCCATTTCTGCGAAAGCGTTACCGCTATCATCACCTAATGCTTCAGCAGCTGCTGTAGTCATACCAGTACCAGTTGTGTAAGTACCTGCAGGTGAATCGTTTAGTACACTTGGGTTAGTTCCTGATTGAGCAGCAGATGAGAAACCATCTACAGATGAACCAGCTTTGTTTCTTCCAGAGAAATCTGAATCCGCTTCATCAAATAAAGCTTCTGTACCAGCTTGTGACTGATATCTACTTCTCATTGCAAAGATAAGGCCAGTTGGTCCAGTCATTGGCTGAACGCCAGCGATATCGTATGCGATTAGGTTAGGCATTGCTCTTCTTACCAAAGAAATTAGGATTGGATCCCAATTTGAAACACCAGCAGTGTTAGATACTGGAGCAGCTTCTGATAAAAAAGCAGCGTCTTCTTTAGATGCTCTTTCTTGGTTTTCCAAGATAGTAGCAGTAACGG